GGATATTCAGTTGTTGCCATGGCGCGAAAGTCAATCGGCCTGGGGATGGCCATGGAGACATTCGGGGCCCATTACTTCGGCCAGGGCACCCACCCTGGTATAATCGTGAGACATCCGAATAAATTAAGCGCCGTGGGACACGCTGCCTTGAAAGAATCTCTTGCAGATGTTTATAGCGGGCTAGGCCAGTCCCACCGGCTGATGCTGCTCGAAGACGGTATGGAGGTCGAAAAGATCGGCATACCCCCAGACGACTCGCAGTTTTTGGAGTCAAGACAGTTCCAGATAACGGACATGGCACGATGGATGAACTTGCCAGTCCATAAATTGAAAGAAATGTCGAAATCTTCCTTTAACAACATCGAATCAGAGAACGCAAGCTATGTGGCAGACTCATTATTGCCGTGGTTTGTCCGCTTCGAGCAAAATTACAACATGCAGCTGCTTTCTAAGGCCCAACTAAAACAGGGGTTATTTTTCAAACACAATTTTGAAGGACTTTTGAGGGCCAACACTAAGGACCGCGCCGAATATTATCGGATAATGATAGGGACCGGCGGTATGACACCGAATGAGGCGAGAGAAAAAGAGGATGTAAACCCGAGCGCTGATCCTTTAGCTGATGAGCTATTTATGCCGACGGGATTAATCCCTTTAAGCAAATTCCAAGATTATTTGGATAAGAATAATTCCCAATCTGTAGAGCCCGTAGAAGTTGAACCAGACGAAAAGGAACAGATCGAGGACAGGGTTATCAAGTTAATAGCATCACATAATTAACAACCAGGGCATTTTTCAGCCGACGGGTTGAGAAATCATAAGAAATCAAGGGCGGCAGTGAGGTGCCTCACCATCTCATTGTCGCCTTTTTTCTTTGCCCTGAACCAACTTTTCAGGAGGGACGACAGATGCGAATTCACAACAGGAGCCCATTTAAACCGAGGGCAGCCGCTGGATCGTACAAGATCGAAAACAAGGCCAGCGCCACTGAGGCAACTGTTTATATCTATGACGAAATTGGATGGTTTGGGGTTGAGGCAGCGCAGTTTGTCAAAGACCTGAACGATATCACCGCAAAGACCATCCATGTCAGGATAAGTTCCCCAGGCGGATCTGTGTTTGATGGGACCGCGATTGCGAATGCTATCAAACAGCACAAGTCGCACACCATCACCCATATTGACGGCCTGGCTGCTTCTATCGCTTCGGTTATTGCGATTGCAAGCAACGAAACTATTATGGCCGAAAACGCTTTTTTCATGTTCCACGAGGCATGGTCAATATCAATCGGAAACGCCGACAATTTCAGGGAAGAAGCGGAGCTGTTGGATAAAATCGATGGCATTTTGGCAAAAGCATATGCCAAGAAAACCGGGGAAAAAGAAGAGGTAATTAAGGATTTGATGGCAGCCGAGACATGGCTGACCGCAGAAGAAGCCCTTGAGATGGGGATGATTGACTCTATCGATACGGGCGCAGAAGACGAAAAGGCAAAAGCCACACTCTTTGATCTATCTGTTTTCGCGAATGTGCCTGATCAGCTCAAGGGCGATAAGCAGAAACCCACCGCTCGCGATCTTGAGCGAAGCCTGCGGGACGCGGGACTTAGCTCGAAAGAGGCCAAGGCGATTCTTTCTGAGGGATACAAGGGCGATCTTCGGGACGAAGATGCACCCGACCCCGAGGATGTTAAGGCACAACGGGACGTTGATGCCAAAAACCAGCGGGACGCTGAAGAAGAGGAAAGGCTGAAGAAGAAGGATCGAACGGCAGAACTATTGACCAGGGCCGAAATGGTAGCCCCTGCAACCGTTTAAAAAAAAGGAGGAATTCAGAATGAAAACGATTACACAATATCAGGAAGATATCAAAGCCCTGATGAAAAAATCGGTCGACATAGACGCACAGTGTGTCACTGAGAACAGGGAACCGACAAGCGCGGAACTCGTGTTGAAGAATGAGATCCTGGACACAGTTCAGGAGTATCAGGATATCGTTAAAACCATGGAGCGCCAGGAAAGGATGGCGAACGCTCTTGAGCTGCCGGATCCCGCGGCAACTGTTCCGACCCCCGCGCCGGGCACCCATATTGAACTCCGCGAGAAGGACAGGTTCAATTCTCTGGGCGAGCAGCTGGCCGCGGTAATGCGGGCCGGGCTCCCGAACCAGGTCATTGATCCAAGGCTCCATAACATTCAAGCGACAGCCTCGGGCCTGAACGAAACCGTCCCGTCGGATGGTGGTTTCCTTGTCCAGACCGATTTCGCGACCAAAATGCTCGCGGACGTATTCGATACAGGCATACTTGCCTCAAGATGCGACAGGGTCCCGATTTCGGGGACTGCCAATAGCATTAAAATCAATGGTGTTGACGAGACCTCCCGGGCGTCAACCCGCTACGGTGGGATCGTGTCATACTGGCAGGAAGAGGCATCAACGAAAACCGCGAGCGCTCCGAAGTTCAGGCAGATCGAGCTGAATTTAAAGAAAATGATCGGCTTGTGCTATGCGACGGACGAATTGATGAATGATGCCGCCGCACTGGAGGCCATTATCAGAGATGGTTTCCGGGGTGAATTCGGTTTCAGGGTTGACGATGCCATTATAAACGGAACTGGCGCAGGGCAGCCATTGGGGATCCTGAACGCTGGGAGCCTCGTTTCGCAGGCAGCAGAAACCGGCCAGGACGCGGACACGATTTTGGCTGAGAACCTTGTCAAGATGTATTCGAGGCGATTTGTCCGGAATACCGCCGATTATGCCTGGTTTTATAATCAGGACTGCGAGCCGCAGCTTTTCACCATGAGCCTTGCGGTTGGAACAGGCGGAATCCCGGTTTATATGCCGCCAGGTGGTCTTAACAATGCACCTCATGCGAGCATCCTGGGCCGCCCCGCTATCGCAATAGAGCAGTGCGCCACGGTTGGAACTGTTGGGGATATCATCCTCGCCGACTTCAAGAACGGCTATATTTTGGCTGAAAAAGGCGGGATGGAAGCCGCGATGAGTATCCACGTCAGATTTATATACGACGAGCAGGTCTTCCGCTTCGTGCTTCGTGTCGACGGGCAGCCCGTCAGAGCATCCGCCCTGACACCGTACAAAGGCGGGGCAGGCAAAACCCAAAATCATTTTATCGCTCTCGCGAGCAGGTAATAAGGAGGGGGTGCTGAAATGATAGCAGAACGATTCCACATAGTTCCGATATCGCAAGACGGTGACCTGGGTGCTGACCTGACTTGCGATTCGATCAATATGCGTAATTACCACAAGGCGTGTCTCGTCTTCGTTTTCGGGACCCTGACAACGGCCTCGCAGGTGCTCACGATTAATAGTGGGGCAACCAATGCGGCCATAAGTTCCGCCTTGTATTTCAATTATGCCTGGGGTGGCGCGGCAGTAGGCACAGCCGTTGCGGGCAGTACCGCGTCTTGTGACGTGCTTAGTGATTGGACAAATGCAGCTACCCTGACAATTACGCATGGATCCTATGATAACAAGATGCTTGTTTGCGAGGTCAACGCAGACGATATGGATCTGGCGAATAACGAGTATTTCCTTACCGCGTTCTTTGACGATCCCGGAACAGCGGTCGGGACGGTTGACGCCTGGGCGATACTCGACAATCGCTATAAATCAAACAGGGGCGGAACCGCCCTGGCATAGGAGGATTATTATGCTTATCAATCCCGAAACATTACCCATCATCCAGGCCCATGAGCCGGCGACGGATACTGAAATCGGCGGGGCATGCGATTACATTTGCCTGGCAAATGCCAAGGGTGTTTTGATTACGGTCAGCTGGACTTATGCCTCATCCCACGACTGCGTGTTGACCGTGAACGAGGCCACAGCCATTACACCGACTGGAGCGACTGCGATCACCACTGGCGCTGAGTTTCAGATCTGGCAGAATACGGACATCGCAACGAGTGACACGATGGTAAGGGCGACCGATGCTGTCACGGCAACGTTCGCTTACGCCGGGACCAAGGACCAGATCATAGTTTTTTACATTGATGCAGCCATTCTGAATGCTGGTTTTGACTGTGTGGCCCTTGTTGTGACCGGTTCAGGCACCAACATTTGCTCGCCAATATATCAGCTGGTCGGTGCGAGGTATCCGCAGACCACTCCGCCTACGGCGATAGCATAAACTTAACCGGGGAGGTGTCGG